AAGCAGAAGCTCCTGTATCTCAAGGTTTCTATTATGAAGAAATCAAAGCTGCTGAAACAGCTCGTGATGCTGGATTAGAATCTGGTATGTTTAGTGATGATGATTTTGATTCTGCTGTAATGTTTGTTGCGACAAACCCAAATAATCGTAAGTTTTTTGTAACCATTGCGGATTCTACAATTAATGAAAATAGAGCATATGCTATTTCTGACGTAGAATTAGAAATTAATGGTGATGCTGAATCTGGTGCAACAGATGTAAACACAACAGTTACCGTTACTGTTCCTTCTGAGCCTTTTGCAGATGCAATAGTTGATGACCAAATTGTTGTTTCTCGTATGGATAACAGCGCTTTGAATGGTGTATTTCCTATTACAGCGATTATTCCAAGTAATGATGATACAATAAAAATTTCTTATTTGGTTGACGGTGCTCAAGAATCTTCTGGATTTGCTAATGCTCGTGTCGGTATGTATCCGGCAAATAATCAAACAACATTCTCAGTTACTGTTTCAGAAAAAGTTGGTCGTGTAATTACGAGTCTTGAAACATTTACATATTGTACATTGTATCCTGCTCAAGATAATTTTGGTAATTCAACATATATTGAAGACGTAATTAATGGCTCTTCTGATTATATTCAAGTATTTGTAAATAAAAACTTTGAACAAGAAGATCCTGATGCTATTATAATTCCTCAAAATGTAGCAGGTGTTGAATTAGCAGGTGGTAAATCTGGTAATTGGACAGACGTAAGTGCTAAATATAAAGCATTATGTGATGCATGGGAATTATTCCGTGACCGTTCACAATTGGCTGTTTCTTTGCTTGTTAACTCTGGTTACGTGCTAAAAGGTAATGTTTCTTATCAGGCAAAAATGTTAGAAATTGCTGAAGCTAGACGTGACTGCTTCTGCTTATTTGATTGCCCAATGACAGAAACTAGCATGGAAGACTTGATTGATTGGAGACGTAATATTCAAGGTATGAATACATATCGTGCTGCTTTGAGTGCTCCATGGGTTAAGACATATGATTCAGTTCAAGGACGTGCAAACTTTGTAATGTGTCCATCAGCTTATGTTGCTAAAATTATGGGCGCATATGATCCTTGGATGGCTCCTGCTGGTCTAAATCGTGGCGTTATTGGTTCTTCTACTGTTTCTCCGACAGGTTTGACTCAATACTATGATGATACAGTTGGTGGTAACCTTTATACTGATAATCAAGTTAACTGCATTATTAGAAATGCTGGTACAGGTTATGTTAACTGGGGTCAAAGAACATTGCAACAAAAGCCTTCTGCGTTAGACCGTATTAATGTTGCAAGAACTGTGATTTATATTGAGACTGTATTACGTGATGCTGCAAAATGGAAAGTGTTTGAAAATAACACTGCTTATAACCGTATGCAAATTACATTGCAGTTTAATGCATTCTTAGACACAATTTTGTCAGAAGATGGAATTGGTGGTTATCGTGTAATTTGTGACGAGAGTAACAATACTCCACAAGTTATTGCAAATAATCAGCTGAAGATTGATGTATTTTTATTGCCCACGTATTGCGCTGAGTTCATACTTCTTCAGACAACTGTTGAAGGTGCAACTACCACAACAATGGTATCTACCGGTTCTTAATAAAAATATTAGAAATCAAGTACTTAAGAGGATCATTAATTTGGTCCTCTTTTTATTTATAAAATAATCGTTTACTTTTTATTTTATTTTGCTATTATATACTATAATTGAAGGTTCTATAATAAAAAGGAGAATTTTATGACAATAGAAGAATTCACACAAATAGTTAAAAAATTTAATGAAGACAAAATAAAATATAATTGGATAGAAATAGTTAATTCATTTGATTCTTTTTCTACAACTAGTTTTTTAAAAAGAATAAAACCAATTCCAGTATATTATGAATTTTCTTCTGGAAAAGAATTTGCTTATTGGGTTAAGCATTCAGAAGAGTCAGATTTTATACAAAGAAGATTTTGTCCGGTTTGTGGAAAATTTATTACAACAATCCACAGAAAAGAATGGTTTTATTCAAGAGGGTGCTGTCCAGAACATGCAAAAATTGTTGGAATAAGTAACGCTCAACAAACAAATATTGAAAAATATGGTGGTAAATCACCAATGAAAAGCAAGCTTGTACAACAAAAAGTAAGTAATAATTGGAAAAATAAATCACAAGAAGAAATTAAAGAAAGAAATGAAAAAGGCAATAAAACAAAATTAGAACGCTATGGTAACGAAAAGTATAATAATCGTAAACAAGCAGAACAAACATGTATGAAAAGATATGGTGCTAAAACAATAGGTGCAAAAGGAACAATTATTCGCAAAAAATTAGAAGAAAATAATTTACAAAAATTTGGTTGTATATCTCCATTAGGTGATAAAAATATACAAGAAAAAATAAAAAATACTAATATTAAAAAATATGGGGTCGAATATATTGGAGCTGCAGAAGTAGTAAAAAATAAAGTACAAAGTAGCTTAAAAATTAATCACGGTGGAATTGGTAACGGTAGTAAAGAAATAAGAGAAAAAATTGAAAAAACAAATATTGAAAAGTATGGCTCAAAATCACATTTAAAAAATAAAGAAATTAAAGAAAAGATTAATAAAACTAATCTAGAAAGATATGGTGTAAATTATCCATTACAAAACATAAAAATTCATAACAAAACTATAGAATCTGGATTAAAAAATAATAGTTATATAAATGCCGCCATAGAAAGAAGTAATTGGCCGCAAGAAAGAAAAGATTTACAAGCCAAAAGAGCTCATGATACAAAGTGCAAGAATGGTACATTTAATACTTCTAAGTCATTTGAAGATACACTCATAGATTATCTCAAAAAGACATATCCACAGTATACGATTATTACGCAATATTACGATGATCAGCGTTATCCATATAATTGTGATTGCTATATTAAAGAATTAGATTTATTTATTGAGTTTCAAGGATCATATTTTCATAATTGGAGACCTTTTGATAATTCAGAGGCACATATACAAGAATACAATAATTTAATTGCTAAAGGTGGTTTATCTGCAACTGTAGCCGATACTTGGCGTTATAGAGATGTAGAAAAACGTAAAGTCGCTAAAGAAAATAATCTTAATTATTTAGAATATTGGGAAAATCTTATTTTGTTACCAGAAGATATTCGTGATAATATGAATAACCTCGTTTTGTATTATCAGCAAAATTTGTTTTATGAAGATGCTAAAATTGAATTATATGATCCTATAAAAAGATGGAAGTATTATCAAAATGCAGTTAAGTATAGTGATTTTTATAAAAAATATGGATATGTATCTCATTTAACATTACTTAGAAGGCCTTATATTTCTAAATTAATTGGCTTTTCGTCATTTAATATTAAACTTTGTGAAATGATAGATAAGAAATATACAGTTTATGATCCGTGTGGTGGTTGGGGTCATAGAATGCTTGGCTTTAAAAATCATAAAGGATATATTTATAATGATATTAATAGTAAATGTGAAATAAATTGTATGAAAATGGCTAAAAAAGAAAATATCACAAATGTAGAGTTTTATAATCAAGATGCTATTATACCAATAAATAATGAATATGATGTTGTATTTACATGTCCTCCATATTTCAATAAAGAATTATTTACAGAAGAGGGTGCCGAAAATTATACAGAAGAAGAATTTATTAGATGGTGGAATGCTGTTTTAAATAATTTACATCCTACAACTGGAGAAATATATATTGTAATTAACTCAAATTATTTAAAGTATTTTACTACAAATGATTATAAATATGAAATAATCTCGGATAGCTTACGTAAATCACATTATCATAAGAGTAGTAAAGCTGCTAAAGAAATTGTAATTAAATTTACAAAGGTCATTTAATTCAGTCCACGCAAGCTTTTCTCTGTTATCAGCTAAATTCTATACTTCCATACATCATCTGCGTCTGTGGTCAAAAAATAGGCCTTTATGCTTCTGTTAGCCATTCCGGTTTTTCTCGATTTGTCCATTTATACCACATTGGTTTTTGTCTGTATTTCTCAATTAACCGCTGTCTATTTATTTCTATATCATTTTTATCTGGTATATACATTTTGGTATATAATCTAATATCATCTGTGCATTTGTCTAAATCTTCATAAGGATAATTTACTGTGAATCCTCTAAACTTCATTTCTTCACAAATGTTATAATATCGCCATAAGCAATAATTTGCATGCAAAACAGCCCACTTCACATGACCTCGGCCAAGACAATATTTTTCAGGAGCATCACCGATATAAATATGCTGTTGTAAAATAACACGAGGTAGCTCTCTATATTCTGCTAAGAGCCATTGATCTGATAATTCTTTAACTGATATTACATTTATTCTTGTCATAATAAAATTATATATAGTATATTTTTATGAAAGTAAAGTCATTTTTTATAGAGATGTAAAATCAACATTTAATATACCTGATTTAAACAATAGATTTATCGAAGGAAACGGTTCTGGATATATCAGTGCTGGATTGCCGAATATTACTGGTAGTATGAAAAATTCTTGGAGTAATGATAGGGGATTATTTGAAGGTCTAAGTGGTTGTTTTTATTCTATATATAATCCAGGTTATTTAACAAATATAGGAAAAGGTGTTTCATCGTCAAATCCATCCTCAAAAGTTGGTTTCGATGCTTCTCGTTGTAATCCTATTTATGGAAAAATAGATATAGTTCAACCAGCTACTTGTAAATGCTATTTTATTATTAAATACTAATATTTGATTATAATTTTAATAGTATTGTCGATTTCTACAGCAATACCTGATTTTGAAGAATCTATGGTTATACCCAACGAACCTGTTACAATTTCAGTTGCAACAGTCGAATTAGAACCTACATTTGTATTATATGAATTTTCATATAAACCAATTGCATAATTATCAGCATATGCCGCACCTTGTAAACCATAATTTTTTGTATCGTTAGTTAATCCTAATGTTATACCATTACCTTTAACTGCTCCGGTATAATAAAATTTGTTAGGTAAATTAAATGTTGATTATTATGACCATTGCGCACTTACAAATATACTGTGATTTTTAATGCTGTCTGTTTCTTCTTTAAGCTTTTCTAGACGCCTTTGTAAAGCTTCTGTAGATATTTCAAAATCGGCATCAAATTTAACACCATCACGAGCTTGAATAATAGCTTCAATAAAGCGATATGAAATAAATTTACATAAAAAATCTACTTTTGATGGCTCAACATATTCTGGAGTATCATAACCAATAGCAACCTGCATAGAAAGCTGACCAATACCAAATGGAGGATTGATAATAACACGAGCATTTGCGGTATCTACAACAAATTCAGGCTGACCAGTTGAAAGATCATCGTATGTATTTCTTACAATCATTTCCATTGGATCTGTCTTAAATACAGCTGGGTCTGCCATATTAATGCCCATTAAATTAATACTCCACAAAGATGGGTTAGAATAGTTACCAAAATATGGTCTTTCCATATGTAAAATACCTAAAAAATAAGCATGCTCTAAGTCTTTTGATTTAACACCCGGGGTACAACCCGTAATTAATTCATCAAAAGGGATATACGTTACGCCATTTTCTACCCTCGGCGGAGTAATACCAGTCCAAGTAAATGTACCATTAGCATCACCTGTTGTACTGTATGTTGTAACATAGGTACCACGAACAGGACATACACGAAAATAATCTAGACATCCAAGCATAATTGCTCTTTCTCTAAGTAAGCTTTCTTTTTCGCTTATTTGTAAATTTGGATTAGCTAAATCTAAATCTAATGCTGCATTTACTATTCTGTGTATAGGACTAAAATTTGCCATTATCTACCTCAATTATAAGACGCTGTGGTAATAGTCACTACGCCATTCTTCAACAGGATCATTGTAATTTAAATCAATTTTACCAGAACCTTCTAATTCTTCAGCTACTGTTTGTTTATATTCACTACTTAAAAATGGAGTAATATCAGTATCATATAAATAAACTTTAGTAACATTTATTTCTTCATCATCTGGATATCCACTGATATTATATTCTATTTTACAATCAAATTGTTCTGTAGGATTCCAATTGCCATTGTCATCTTGTAAATCTTCTATTCCAACAATATTATTTCTAATAATAATATCACGTAATTCATCATTCATTGGTAAATCTAAAGTCCATTCAATAATATCACTACCAGTATGATCATGAGGATGTTCTGCTGCATATTTAAGCTCTTCTGGCTCATCCCATTCTTTAAGATTTATACCATTTTGTTCAAAGACTTTTTCCATCAGTTTTCTGAATTCTGACTTTTTTACCATGACAATATATCCTTTGAAAAATAAAAAAATTATATGTATATTAGAACAAGAAAATTATACATATTATTTCATTAGTATACATATATCTCAAAAATCAAAGAAATTTTAAATCAACATTTAATTTACCAACAAAATATGACTGTGGTGGATTTGGACCAAGTGATAATTATATAGATTTAACCCTTAGTACAAGTGGTAGTACTTATATAGCTCCGGCTAATGGATATTTTCTTTTAAAATACTATGGTAGTGCTAATGGATTTA